CGTCGGCCGACGACTCCGACGTGTGCAACCTCGGCAGCCTGGTGCTGCCTCGCTTCGAGTCTCCCCAGCAGTTCGAGGCTGCCGTGCGAGACGCCGTGCTGTTCCTGACCGGCGGCTCTATGTACTCGCACGTTCCGTACGAGAAGGTGGCGGAAGTGCGGGAGCAGAACCGTCGCCTGGGCCTCGGCCTGATCGGCGTTCACGAGTTCCTGATGAAGCAGGGGGTCCGTTACGGCACGGCCGAGGCGTTCGAGGTTCTGGAGCCGTGGATGGACGCCTACGCGCGGGCTCTTGAGTTCGCGTGGGACTGGCAGGACAACCTGGGCCTTTCGCGTTCCCTAGGGGCGACTGCCATCGCCCCGAACGGCACTATCGGAATCGTGGCCGAATCGACGCCTTCGGCCGATCCGATGTTCTCGGCGGCCGAACTTCGCAACGTCACCATCGCGCACCACACCGGCCAGAACCGCTTCAAGCAGCACGTGGTTGTGGACCCGGTGGCGGCTCGCCTGGTCAGCGAGGGCGTTGACCCGTCCATCATCGAGGACGCTCACACGCTGTCTCTCCAGCCTGAGCGTCGTTTCGCGCAGCAGGCGTTCCTACAGCGCTACGTCGATCACGCGATCTCTTCCACCACTAACCTGCACGCGCCGTTGGAGGGCCGTGACGCGCATGACTTCGGTGACACGTTGTTGGGCTACCTTCCCGAGTTGCGGGGGATGACCGTCTACCCGAACGGTGCAAGGTCGGGCCAGCCGCGCACCCCGGTCGATCTCGGCTGGGCTCTCGAACGTCAGGGAGTGACGTTTGAGACAGACGACGCCACCTGTGCAGGCGGCGTCTGCGGCGTGTAAGCTAACTCCTGGTAGCCCCGCGCGACCTACGCCGCCTCCGGGCGGCGTTTGTCGTTCAGGCAAGCGCGTAGGGAGCCTTCTTGTACGTCAACAGCAGCGCGTTCAGTCTCTCTCGCTTGGTGGGCACATTCAGACGAACTTGCTGAGCCAGTGCGGTTAGACCCTGCTGGCTGGCAATACTGACAGCGTAGGTCTGTCGTCGTCCATTGCGGGGCGGCCTGCCTCGCTCTCGGTACCGAATACCGAGGACTTCGCACGCCTCCTTCATAACGGTGATCGGCTCAAGGTCACACATTTCTACGACGACCTCGCGCTGCCCGCGATTGTTGGGAGCGACTACATACCCTTCGCCGTCGATGATTGCGGCTAGATAGCCGCGTGCATAATCTTCGTTCACGCACAGAGATTAGCAAATGGCACGGACAGCCATACGATTAGCCCTATGGATGGACTCGAAGATTTCATGGTGAAGCCTGTCCCTGGTAAGGACGAGCTTGTCGCCTTCCAGTTCGACTTCGTGCTAGAAGGTAAGGCCCTCGACAACGGTGAGACTGCTCCCACTGTTACTGTCGAGGAGAACGGCGACCTCATCATCGAAGGCTGGGCTGCTTCCTTCGAGGGCCTCGACCGCCAGGGCGAGAACTTCGTTCCCGGAGCGTTCGAGCGCGGCATCAAGAGCTTTCTCAACGGCCAGGCCGCTCTTTGCTTCCACCACCAGGCGGACAAGGGCATCGGCACGGTGCTCGGCTTGGAGGAGAAGCCCGAGGGCCTCTGGATGCGCGCTCGCGTAGATCACCAGCCTGAGTCCTCGCCGCTTCGCTACATCTACAACGCGGTCAAGAAGGGCTCCTACAAGGGCCTGTCTGTCGGCGGCTTCTTCAAGCGCGCTCTCGTAGAGGGCCGCCGAATGATCGCTGACCTCGACATGACTGAGATCAGCGTCACTCCGGTTGCGCAGCACCCGAAGACGAAGTTCGCGGTTGTTGCCGGTAAGGCGCTAACGTCCGATCTCACCGCTCCTGACGGCGTGACGCTGCCGGAAGTGCCCGAGGACGAAATCCGTGACGAGGACTTCGAGCGTCTCCAGTTCGCCTTGAACGAACTGGGTCACACGCTTGCGCGTATCAACAACCGAAAGAGTGAAACTGACCCGGCCGTGGAGGCGGCCTAGCGCTTGGCACTGTCACACCTTGTGCTGAACTACGACCCATGGACAAGATCGCTGAACTCACCGCTCAGGTCGAGGCTCTGACGACTCAGGCGAATGAGGCCCTTGAGGCTGCCAAGACGGGCGACCAGCCTGTCGAGGAAGTCAAGGCTCTCATCAACGACGAGATCAAGCCCGAGATCGACCGCATCAAGGCAGAGCGCGCCGAAGCTGAGCGTGAGGCTCAGATGACGGCCCTGACGGAGGCGTTCGGCACGCTCCAGGGTCAGGTCGAGGCGCTCCGCGCACCCGCTCCCGACTTCTCGCTCGGCGGCTCCGTAGAGAGCGTTGAGGGCAAGGCCCTCGACAACTACGAGGCAGAGGGCAAGTCCTTCTTCGCGGACATCGTTCTTGCCCGCAAGGGCATCGACGCTGCTCGCCAGCGCCTGACGCACGGCATCGAGGGCAAGGCCCTGCCGAACGACATGCGCCTCAACGAAGAGGGCAAGGCAATGTCCGAGGGCACGGCGAACCAGGGTGGCTACCTCGTGCAGCCGTCCGTCGAGCGCCGCATCGTCCTCGCCCGCGAGCAGGACAACGTACTTCGCGCCCTCTGCTCGAAGATCAACGTCAACACCAACGCGGTCCAGTTCGACTCGATCAGCCTGACCACCGCAGCAGGCTGGGTCGCAGAACTCGCCGTCAAGCCCGAGACGACCAGCATGGCGCTGGCGAGCGTCTCGGCGTCGGTCTTCACGGCCGCCGGTCTGGCGACGATCTCCAACCAGCTTCTGGCTGACTCCAACCCGGCCATCGACGGCCTGGTCACGGCCGACCTGGCGAAGCGCCTGACGGCCCTCGAAGAGACGGCCTTCATCAGCGGCTCCGGTACCAACCAGCCGCTCGGCATCCTCAACACGCCTGGCATCGGCGCAACCTCCCTGACCTCGACCTCGGTCGCGGCAACGGGCGGCCTGCTGGACGCGATCCTCGACTCGATCATGAAGGTCCAGTCGAACCACGGCCAGCCCTCCGCGATCCTGATGCACCCGCGCACCTGGACCCGCATCATCAAGGACAAGGACGCCAACGGCGTCTGGACCATCGAGCCCCGCGAGAACCGCGTCGGCGCTCGCCCGACCGGCGGCACGCTGTTCGGTGTCCCCGTGGTCCTGTCCAACCGCATCCCGACCAACCTGGGTGCCGGCACCAATGAGTCCCGCGTCATCGTCGGTGACTTCTCGGAGGCCCTGATCCTGGACCGCCAGGGAATCACGGTGGACGAGTCCCCGCACGTCTACTTCACGTCCAACCAGACCGTCTTCCGCGCTGAGATGCGCGTCGGCTTCACGGCCGCTCGCACGCCCGCCGCGTTCGACGTAATCGGAGGCGTCGGCCTCGTCAACGGCTGAGCCTTCCAAGGAGACACTGACATGGCAGTAGAACAGCCCTACGTAACCGAGAACCCCGAGGTTCGCAAGGTAGAAGTCGAGAAGGTCGAAGAGAAGGTAGACGCCCTCGTCTCCCCGGCTCGCCCCGACTACGCAATCGACCTCTCCGACGACGAGCCCCTGCGCGAGACGCGCGCCGTTATGGACGAGCAGGTAGGCCCGCAGGACCCGAACGCGGTCATCGTACCGCCGGAAGGTCGCGGCGAGCACCCGAAGCTCGGCGTGGACGCGCCGACCGCCGAGGAACTCTTGGCGTCCGGTGACGCTGACGAGGCAACCGGCGTTCTCGACGGCGAGGTCGTCACGGCTGATGAGGCCGAGAAGAAGACCGCCGACAAGTCCTGACCAACCCCCGACCCGACACAACAAAGGCCGCCGTTTGGCGGCCTTTGTTGTACAGTAGCCCTTATGGCCTACGCACACGCAGTCATCGAAGTCCCGGTTGACGCTGACGACCCCGGAAAGGGCGTCACCAGGTACAACCGTGGTGACACGGTACCTGACGATCTTCCCGGCATCGAGGAACTCGTAGAGGCGGGCTCCGTCCGCGACGACGAGTACGACCCGACTGAGGAGCCGACTCAGGCACCTGAGTTCATCGAAATCGACGGCGTGCGCTACATCAAGACCGGCGACGGTGCATCGACGGAGGAACAGTCCAATGCCTGAGGTCCACGACGCGCAGTATTGGCGCTGCCACACCGTACTAGACAGGTACGAAGGCGAAATCGACTTCGCCATCCCGAAGCACAACGGACTGGCCATTACCAAGGAGGGCCTGATCGTTGAGGCGTTCGAGACGGTCGAGATCGAGGGCAACGTCCTCACCATCGGCGGCGCTTCCGTTCAGTGGCAGACTCTGATCGGTAACGGCACGACCACCGCCGGTCAGGCGCTCACTTTCTACAACAACGCAAACGCTCACATCAGCGTTGGCGACTCCACCACGGCCGCTGCTGACACGCAGACCGAACTCCAGGCAGCCACCAACCGCGTCCGCAAGCCGATGGACGCTACGTACCCGCTGCACACGGACTCTACTGGAACCGCCGGTTCCAAGTCGATCACCTTCCGCGCTACGTACGGCACGTCGGACGCAAACTTCGCGTGGCAGGAGTGGGGCATCTTCAACGGCTCCTCCGGCGGCCGGA